GAGCTGGAGCTTGGCAACCTCCACAGGGTTCTTGCCAGAGCACTTGACGCCGGAGTCGAGGATGACCTTGGCGAGCAAGTAGTTGGTGGTGGCTGCGAACACCTCCTCACCCTGGTTGAGGCCAGAGTCAAGCCAAGAAGCACCGCCCAAGGAAGGACCGAAGGCGATACCAACACCTGGGAGGTAGGGGCCAGAAGGACCATCACCAGAAGTGGTTGGGATCACACCACCGCCAGAAGTGCCAGCGGCGTTACCGAGAGAGCCACGGGCGAGGATGTCCATCACAACACCCTCGGTGGTGAAGTCATCCGTGTAGTTGAAGGGCTGGCAGCCGTTGACCTCAGCGATGAAGTTCTGGCCTGGAGTGCAGTCCACAAACGAGTCACGTTGAACAACCCACACAAGCTCCTTGACGGGGTGGTTGAAGTTCAACTGGATCTTGTTGGAGGAGGAAGTGATGGACTCAGCACCAGTGAACTGGAGCTGCTCAATCAAATACTCGTGAGTCTGCTGGGCGAAACGGCGACGCTCCTCAGTGTCCAAGTAGATGTAGTCGATGTAGAGGGAAGCAGCAGTCAAGGACTGGATGGAAGTAGAAGGTGCAGTGCTAGTGGACTGCTCATAGTAGCAGCAGTTGATCCACTGCTCGAACTCCACGTTGATACGCACCTCGTGGTATTGGAGGGCAATCAAGGGGATGGCCAAACCAGGGTTACGGCAGAACCAGAACTGGAGAGGGATGTAGAGGGTCTTGGCTGGGGTGCCAGAGCGAGGAGCGCAAGAGTTGGTGAGCTCAGCGCCAGCGCAAGAGGCATCCAATGCATAACCCTTGGAGTCCTTCATCAAGACCAAGTCGTGGGTGTTGCCGATCATGTCATCGAGTGCAGCGATGGTACCAGCATCCTGGGAGAGCTGGGTCCAGATCTGCATCCAGTCACCATACTGACGATCAATACGCTGACCACCGATCTCGAGCTCCACAACCTTGATCAAACGGTGACCAATATAGTTGAGCCAGCGGAAGCGGTTGAGCTGGGTGCCACCAGACACGAGGTCCACAGCGGGAAGAACAACCTGAACGTAAGTGCGATACATCAAGTCTGCGTTACGGTTGATAACTGCAGTCACGCGCTTGTTGAAGTCGGCCTGGCCGTTGAAGGTCACCTCAATAGACTCCATTGCGAAGTTGGTGTGACGCTTGTAGAGGATCTTCCAGAAGGTGATCTGAGGGTTCCCCGAAATGTAAATATCCTGCGCACCGTAGCTGACAAGTTGAAGAAGACCACCGCCCATGTTATTGGTATGCTCCTTGGCAAGAAAAATATTTTCAGCGCACGCAGAACGTTAAAAATACATGTGTATTTATGATGTAAATTATTATAAGAAGATTACCATTTAAGGTAAGCATGAATCGTAGAACTGCGTTTTTATATATCCCCTAATTCTTTTTTCATATCAGCGAAATCATCTTCAGTATACATATCTTTTTCATAAAGTGCCCCAGTGTTATACTTATTTGCTTGAAGGAACAATCCCAGTTTATATAGAAATATGAGTCTGCCGTGATGATTTTTTGCTTTAGTTTTGTCTTTATATTGTTTACGCACATCAAATGCATTTTTCTGGTCCATCATAAGCATTGGTGGTATTTCTACTAACAAAGGAACAGGAATTCCAGGAATACCTTCTATCGAATGGACTAGAATTTCAGGTTTTTCAGGAGTTAGATCAATTGCGTCCGGGAAAAGAAACTCACAAAAATGATCTGTTACTTGTAAACCTTCTTTGGTTTGAACTGTGGTTATACATTGTATTTTTATATAATCGTCAAGCATAGGATCGGGTGTTTGTCTTAGTATAATAATGTTACCTACTTGAGTTTGTAGATCGACTTTATGGCAGACGATTTTGGAAATTGATTCTTCTGTTGGCACTAAAAAGCGAGGAGAAGACATTTGAGAAGCAAAAGCGCGCAGAATGTTTACGAGCTGGTCAAAGACCCAACGCGTATAATGCTCAAACAGAGGAGATAATGTAGTTGTGTTTTTATAAACTTCGCTGAGTTTAGAATACATAAGTTTATCCGAGAAATTTTCAATACTAATTGACGGTTCTTGTAAAAAAACATCCAGATCTGCAGTCGGATCCACTGTTTCATGTAGATTGGGACCACCTAGTTTTTTGAATTCGGCGTTGTATAATTCACATGCAGCTCCTCCGCCAATAATATAAGGAACTTCATTTGCGGTTGCTTTTACTTGTTTAAAAATTTCACGCCCGGTACTTACTACGTTCAACACTGTCTTTCCGTAATAAGAATATTTGTTCCAAGGAATGCGTCCGGGTATACTTGCAATTTGTGATGAGTAAGGATATAACGCTTCTATCCAGGCTATGCGTTTGGGGTCCGTTGTATAACGGAAACGAAGTAACTCACCACCTCTATAACGGCGTCTTGTGCGAGAATGGCGGATGTGGTTTCGTTTTCGGGTATATTTCGTAGTCATTCTGTTATTTATCTGGATGATATATTTATACGCAAATTGTTGAAAAGAATAAATGCGAATCTACGCTGTAAATTGTGACCAAGGACGGGCTGAGAGGCTCAAAGCAGCTGCCGCTCCGCTGGGTCTCGATATTGTGCTTGTGAAATCTCCTTTGGCAGATGATCCAGAAGTTGTATCCCGAGGTGCTACATGTTTTGCTCGCCAGACAAGCTACCCAACTGGATGTGCTGCTACATTAGGTCATCTTCGTGCGATGGCACAACTGGTTCAAGATGGTGATCCTTGGGGAATCATCATAGAAGACGATGTGAGATTTCGCAACGACTTTTGTGATATCGTGGCTCGCTTAGAAGCCAATGTTTCAGATGCGGATATTATCAGTCTAGGATTTGTCAATTTTCCAGTTGGAACTCCTGAAGATGTGGATGGAATTCCTCTGTTGAAGAATGTGGGATTGTCTAATCCTTGGGGAGCACAATGCTATATGATTACACGTGAATATGCTCGGCATCTAGTAGAGACATTTTCAGTGGAGGATGTTTCCATTCCGTATGGAAGTCATTTTGTCACCGATTGGGTTTTGTTTGATCCGGTGCTTGGTTGCCGTAGACATACGTTGGTAACACCGATTGCGATAGAAGGGCCAGACGAACAGACAATCGCAGGAAGCACAAATAAGCCTGATTTGTGGTTAACTACTGACCGGTCGGCGTATCTTCTCTAGATAGCAAGAACGACACAGCGCGCTGTAAGAATTCAGGCCTCCGACTGCTACTTGTTGATGAAGAGGTCCTGAATGTCTCCAACTGAACAAACCAGGAGTTCCATTCGCACATTCGCGACAGAGAGCTGTGATACGCTCTACATGATCTGCCAATGGGATACAATTGAGGAGTTCTCCAAATGGTCTCCGATTGCTATCTCCATCCAATCCGACTAGATACAACACTTTTTCATGGGTATCTACGATACTCTCTACGAATGGAACAAGTCCACGGAAAAATTGAGCCTCGTCTACAATGATGACATCATATGTCAAAAGTTCGTTAAGCCCAATATCAAAAAGATCGTTTACAGCGCGACACGGAATACGAACTCCATCGTGAGTAATCACATCCTCTTGATTTCCGTATCGTGTGTCATTTGTATGTTTAATCACGAATACACGCATTCCTAGTGCTACATAGCGAGATACAATGGAGACAATCCTAGATGTCTTTCCTGCGAACATTGGTCCCATCAGAATGTTGAGCGACATTTACGGAGAAGACGTTTGATGTAGGTAAATGGATACTGATCAGGCTCTTTCAATCGCTACAATTGTTGGTCTTGTTACGATTTGCGCATGTGGAATCGCTTCTGTTTGTTATAGAACTCGTCCCCGTGGGCACTTGAAGATTTCTCGGTCTGATCCCGATCTTACGAATATTCTAGAGAACTCTGTTCCTTCTGCGAGCGCTACCTATATTCAACCCTCTATTGCATCTTCACGCGAGGTGTAATATGCATTGCTTCCAACTCTTGCATCCAAAGCTTCATCGCATAGGGAATCGTCTTCTTCACAAATTCTGACTGACCTCCACATGCACCACAGGAGTAGATTCCCTTCTCTTCGTTCACTACCGCGAGCGTTCCACAAGACTTGCAAATGCCAGTGGGGAACGGATCGCTCACATCCATGAGACGCTCTTTCGTGAAAGCAGCAGCACCGTGACAGAGCATACAATCACGCTCCATCTCTCCTACACGAAGACCACCATCACGTGACCTACCCTCACAAGGCTGACGAGTAAGACTAACAATCGGACCACGTGCGCGAGAGTGTTTCTTGTCAATCACCATGTGCTTCAAACGCTGATAGAAGGTTGCTCCCATAAAGATTTCAGCCTCCATCATCTCGCCGGTCTGGCCGTTGTATAGAATCTCGTTGCCATATGACTGCATACCTAAGTCAAGCATATGCTTCTTGAGATCTTCCACCTTCATGTGTGTATACGGAGTTCCATCCCCCAAGGTTCCGCGACGCACGCAAATCTTTCCAAAGATCGTCTCCATCAACTGTGCAATCGTCATACGAGAAGGAACTGCGTGTGGGTTCATGATGAGATCTGGACGAAGACCATTTGCAGCAAAGGGCATGTCTTCCTCGTTGAGAAGCATTCCAACTGTTCCCTTCTGTCCGTGACGAGAACTGAACTTGTCTCCAATCTGCGGCACACGCTCAGAAACAACACGAACCTTGATGAACGGATATCCATCGCTGTTCTTGTCTTGCCAAACACCATCGATACGACACGGCTCCGTGTTCTTGTGGGTTGTGGATGCGTCGCGATACGTGTATCCTGCTGTGTCGTTACGCAAGTTTACAACCTTACCGATCACCACATCATTCTCTTGAAGCACAGAATTCAAGATCGGGATACCATTCTCACCAATGGCTGCATAGGAAGTGTTCTTATACTTGCGCGTGTTGTGCTTGGAAGGGCGCATGAACTTCTCCTCCCGACCAGATGTCACATTGCGGTGCTCCTCATCCTTATACATCGTATAGTAGAGACCACGAAACAGACCACGATTTACTGCTGATTTGTTCATGATAATGGAATCCTCCTGATTGTATCCTCCATAACATGCAATTGCCACAATCGCATTCATTCCATACGGCATCTCATGCATCTTCAGAATGTTCATTGCCCGTGTTTCAACAAGTGGACGAGTAAGAGAACACAGCAAGTAACCATTCTTGTCCAACCGTTTTGCAAAGTTACCTGCGTAAACACACATGGACTGCTTTCCCATCGCAGATTGATAGGTATTGCGAGGTGACTGATTGTGATCTGACAATGGAATGCTTCCTGCCATATGACCTACCACAAGACTAGGATGAATTTCATGATGTGTGTGGAAGGGAGTTGCTTCTGATTGTGACATTGCAATACGTAGTGTCTCCGTCTCTGAGGCATCAATATACTCCACACATGATTTGAGCCATTCCGTCCAATTGGATCCCTTCTCTGGAAATTCCGCGTTCATACGCACAACCGGCCGCACAAGACGTCCTGCATCTGTCTCAATAATAATGGTATTGAGAAGTGTATACCAAGCGATGGAGACATGAGGATGAAGACGGAACGATTGCTTGGCTGCCCGAAGTTTATCTGTCAGAGTCTTAGGATCTTGAGTGTATCCAACAATCACACCGTTGAGAGTAATCGATGTCCCTTCATACACCTTTGGCGTGGACAACCACTCGAGTTCACCTTGATCTTGAAGAAAGTGAAGAACAGTGTTGCTTGGAATATGTTGTGTAACACTGGACAGAAGACCCATTGTCTTCACAATTCCTACTGAATGACCTTCTGGAGTTTCCACTGGGCACACGAATCCCCAACTAGTGCCATGAAGTTTACGTGGTGCAAGAAGCTTGCCTGATTTTTCAACAGGTGTCTGAATGCGACGGAGATGGCTCAGAGTAGCCACATAGGACATACGACCCAGAACTTGCGAAACACCAACCTTGGTCGCATTGGATAAGCTTGTGCTGTTGCTCGTTCCCAGTCCTTGAACTGTAAAGTTTCCAGTTGCTAGCGCCTGCTTGAGTTTGCCCTCAATCGTAGACAGCTTGAGAATCTTGTAAAGATTGTTCACATTCAGAATATCCATCGGCTTTGGTTCTCCACGCTTCCAGGCATCGTTGTTAATCTCCTGAACAAACTCATTGCGTGTGTCGTTACAGACCTTTTGAAACAATTGGCGGAAGAGATGGGTCAGAAGAGCACCCGTCGTCACTACACGCTTGTTTGGGTATGCGTCACGATCATCCAATGCAATCTGTCCTTGATCCGTGAGAAGAAGACGACGAATCATGGAAGCAGTCAACATACACTTGCGCGCATTGTGAACATCGAGACCGACTTGCTCGCCTGCAAACCGAACGTGTGGGAGATACTCGGTGGTCAGAAGCTGGCGAACATACGCGCATTTGTCCTCCTGATTGGTCCCATACTGGAGGTTGGTAGACAAGTATGTGATCGCTTCCTCTTGTGTAAAGACTCCGATCTCGGCACAATCACGGAACGATGCTGCCAACAAAGTAACGGATGTATCGTCTGTTGTTCCCCAGACTAATCTCGCAACTTCTGCATCCGTTGTGACTCCAAGCGCACGGAAGTAAACCATCACTGGAATGTCTTCACGGAACCTCGGAACACATGCCATAAGAGGATACCCAAATCCGTTGAACTTGGATGAGAGACGAATCTCCAACTTCTTAGGAGGCATTGTGAACGTTTCTGACAATGACTTCATCTCTACACTGTAGGTGTGCTTGGAAGAAGACTTCTTAGCTTGGAAGACCATGATTCGGTTGTCCGCTACCTTCTCTTGGCAGAGGATGGTCCTTTCGCTGCCGTGGACAATGAAGTATCCGAGAGGATCGTGCGCACACTCGCCATACTGCTCGAGGGACAATGGATAGTCCTTGAGTAGGCAGAGACTAGACCCAAGCATAACAGGGAGCTTACCAAGGGAGATTCCCTCAAAGACGCGAGACTCTTCATCAAAGGTTTCATATTTACTTCCCTTATATGTGCGAGCCGTAAACCGGACATCTGCATACATCTGTGCCGCGTAGGTGAAATTGCGCACACGTGCTTCCATCGGCAACATAGGCTTGATGCGTCCAGTTGCTTCTTGAATCTTCGGCTTCATATAGGTAACGTTCTCAAAGGATAGCTTGAACTCATACTTATATTTCTTGAGCACTGGATCCTGTTCATGCCAGACGGTAATGGGAGGCGTAGATTGAACAATGAGAGGAAGCTTGTTACGGACAAAGTCATCATACGATTCAATTTGATGATCCACCATACGACGAACTCCATTTGCAAAGTAAGCGCGAACTGCGTCCCATTCAGTAGCCATGGTATCCATATGCTGTTCGCTGTCTGTAAATAAAGGTATCCGTTTTTGAACAAGGGAAGATGTCTGAGCAGGTGAAAATTGTCAAGGTGGGTGCTGAACCTACTGGTTCAAAATCGGCACCGGTATCCGGAGGCGTAACCCGTAAACGTCACGAGCCTCAGCACAAACACAAGCAACCGAAGCATGGAGTTTTGAAAGGAGGAAAAACAGCTCGGGCAAAGATTCACCCAGTGCGTGATCCTGCGAAGGCGCCTCCTACCCGCAAAGGAGTTCTCAAGATTTTAACTGAGAAGGGTGCTGAAAAACGTCGCGCGCAGATTCGCAAGACGGTTCGCAACATGCCAGATGCGAAAGTTCGGCATATCTTGAAGGCATCTGGATTAGATGTCTCACCCAAGGCTCCAACGGATGTGGCGCGTGCCATCTTAGAAGGCGGTATGGAGGCTGGGATGATTGTCTCTGGCTGAAACAATGACATCCGTATGGGGACCTTTAGGATGGATGACACTTCATTCCGTGTCCACAACCTACTCAGAGAACCCAACACCGTCTGAGAAACAATTGATGTATTCTTGGTTAGAACTCTTTCGAGATACGATTACCTGCCCGCACTGTAAGGAGCATTTCGGAAGTATGCTTCAAAATTACCGTGCCAGATTTCCTCGCATGTTAGATTCACGTCAGGAATTCGCTATGTTTGTATTTCGCGCTCACAACGCAGTCAATGCTCGTCTTCATAAACCAGTGTATTCTACGTTAGCAGAGTGTATGGACATCCTGCGCACAAACACAAAGACCAGAAGTGCAGCAGATTATCGTGTTGCCTATCTGAATCATATTACACGGTATTGGAAAACGTTACAAGATGTCACAGGGATTGTGGCTCTGAAGAAAGTGAATGAACTGAAAAAGATTGAGATTGAATACATCTCGCCAAAAGACACTCACTTTACGATTGATCTTTCGGACCAGGGAGTTGTGATTCCTCGCGAATGGTTAGAAGGACAGCGTGAAACCGAGAATAGATCAATGCGAATCAATTTACCTTCTGGGGCTGCCCCGCGTGTGGGGTTCCAATTGGTGGGAGGACGTATGCGTCTACGGTAGTCAAGTCTCCCCACGGAAGAGAGACCCAGGGATCACATTCCCAAGCAAACCGCCTCATCCATGGATGACGTGTTTCTGTAGCTTCCTCATACAATTCATCTGGATACTTTACCGATATACCTTCGGGAAGACTATGACTGGGTAGAATGAATTGAAGTTGATCTTCAAGTGTATATTTAGGCTCCGGATATTCCCAGCTGAATGTATATTCCTGTGGATATGCGTGAAGTGTTTCCACCAGAGGTGCTTCTGGATACGGATAGACCCAATGCCAATCTAAAACTTCTGAAGTTTGAAAATAGTGAAGTGTCCATGTATACGTTTTCCAAAACGCATAGACAACCGGTTCCCAATCCAGAATACCGTCCATTAACTGAACGCCCATCCGGGCTTCCAGTGCATGGCCATCTGGTGACACAATTCTCCGTTCCGTTTCCTTCGCGTGATTCAGAAGGACCTTTCGTTCGTCGCTTGGAGTTGGAAGAAGTCCTTTGTAATGAAGAGCACGACCATACCCTCCTTCTCGCAAGGAAAACATGGCGAGATTTGGCATGAAATCATTCCCAAAGTTTAGAACAGACATCCGAACAAATGTATCTGGATCCATTGGAAGAACACCGATAAGAGCAGGAATAGATAAAATAGAAAAGCTATCATCTTCTTGTTCGCGCAAAAGTGTTAGGTGTCCCAACGAGTGTTGCGCAATTGCAATTAACAACAAGTCGGCATCCAGACCATAGATACAAATGGTTTTACGTTCATCCGCGCATAGACTACGTGCCCATGTAAAGATCTTATGTTCTCCTTCTCCACGTTCCAATGTGTCGGATACAATTGCATTCGGAAACAGGTAGCGAACTGTATCTGCCAGTTCTCGCATATACGGAGTCCCTGGAGAAATCTGATGCTTATCAAATTCAGCTGGTTCTTGTCTCCGCATACGACGGTATCTCTGCTGAACAATTTTTGCGTATGGAACCAACCCGTCAAAGGCAATGTAGATTTTCCTTGCTCGAACAACTTGCGTGAGTAGATCATCCAAAGCGACTACAACGGATCCAATCGGATTGTCAGCCTTAAGGTATTTGTGAATAAAACAATTGAAGTCAATTCCAAGCACATCTACTTCATGAATACCATCACATGGACGTTGAATTTGTTTGTATTTTCGCACCAACGATGCTACGTAATACGGAATACCCATTGTTACAGAATCGTCTTTACTACGAAAACGGAATTGCTACTATACAAATACAGATTTGCGATGGATTGCCCTTGCTGTAACACACCCGGAGCCTATGTCAGTCACGAGACAGACACTCCTCGCTGCCGAACTTGTGAATCAAAGATCTGTATTAAATGTTTCTTTGGGTGTCGGTATATGTGCCCAATGGTCCAACTTGCAAATCCACCTTCTACTCCATTGGAACGTCAAATTACTTTAGATAAATGGGAAGAATGTGAATTGGTAATGGAAGAAGATACCAATCGGAACGAATTGCTTGTTCTTGCGATTCCTGGACATGAATATTGGTTGGTGCGAAAGGATGGGAAACTTATGCGTGTGCATAAACGTGTGTAATTCTTGCCTGAAGACAAATGTGGACTTGGATCGCTTTGATCGCTGCTATCATTTTTTTCATGTATTGGTGGGGAGTAGGAGTTTCTTACGATCCTCCTTCCCAATGCAATGCCTGTGCCAAACGTAAAAATGTCCAAGCAGTAGACTAAATGGACGATGACTACAAGGCTTCTTCTTTTAAACTCGGAGGCACACCAGCATGTCCCGCTGGTAAGATTCGTCGGGCTGCGTATACTGCTCGTCGGCGTGGCACTTCATATCGTGTAAAATCCAAGTGTATCAAGGATCGGGGTGCTAAGGGAAAATGGCGTACGGTTCGTCGTATGTTAGGAATTGGTCCTCTGTCCAAGAGCGATCTGACTGCCTTTGGATATTCCCACCTTCGTGGGACCGCAGATCGTCATCAGGCTCTTGACAAGGCTGTGCGTCGCTATGGTCGTGCTTCTACCATTCGGAAACTGAATGCGATCGCAACCTATTCGAAACGCACCGGTCCTTCTCGTGCTCGCATGTATCGCACCGACATGCACTACGTTCAGAAGAAGTTCGCGTAAGAATGTAAATGGCGAAGAAACTGTATGGATCTAAGTCCTATATTTACTACATTGGTCTTGGTCTTGGAGTAGCGATCGCTATCTCACTTATTCGCTGGATCACATCTGGAAAATCCGGATTCTGTCCGCGTAGTCTTTATTATTGCCCAGGCGTTGGGTGTGTGTCTGGACAGGATAAGTGTTTCCCTGGATCCCAAGGAGGAGCATCTGCGGTGTTTTCAAAGGAGACGTTTACCCAATGGCCCGGAGCAGGTGTTCGCGCACAACCACCCATCTATGATGTGGCAAAGGAGACCTTCGTCTCCAAGAAGTGTCCCGATGGAACACGCTCAGACGGTCCTTGCCTGATGGAATTCCCTGGCTTCTAAACAATGAAGAATACAGGAATGAACGCCCTTCCATCTGTGAAGGGACATATTCTTTCCGTAACCGCAAATCTTGCCATCATAGCGGTTTTGTATCTCTTTATGGGCGCAACTGTCTCCTATATCTTAAAAAACGTGTTTCCCAAACACACGGCAGAATGGGAGGCATGGCCGCGGTGGATGCAGATTCTGGACATCTCTGCGGAAATGTCTCTTATCGTTGTGACTGCCTTCTGGATCACCTACCTCGCAAGGTATCTCATTCCAATCATTCCCGTTCGCCCATCCTTGGAACACCTGATTGAGTCGTCGGGGGGTCAGGTCGCCTTCCTGTATGCCGTGTTTGTTTTCTTGGAAGTTTTGGACGATAAACTCATCTGGGTCTACAAAGATATTTTCGGTTGACTAAACAAACCATGTGGGCCAAGTTGCTTTTCTCTGCCGTTCTCTTCTACGCGTTCGTCCCAGGCGTGCTCCTCAACCTCTCCACCCCCTTCACCTCTCCTGCGGTGACTCACGCTATCCTCTTCGCATTGGTGTCTGGCTTTGTCTGGAAGGCCGCCAAGCCAATGCTTCCTAAGTATTAAACCCGCCGGGTCTTGCCACGATGACCCGTTTTCTGACGACGAGTCAGTTTTCTCCTACGGCGCTTGCTGCCTCCTGAATGACCTCCATCTATAGGTTTATACGCAGCAAACTCACGTCTTGCTCTAGCGAGGTAAGCCTTCTTATCCGCTTTATTGCTAAGGTTTGAACCAGGTCCAAACTTAAAGAGCCAGAGAGCACCAAAGTATTTCTCCCAATCCTCTCCCCTTGTGACCCAAGCGTTACGTTTCAAGGAATCAGAATCTAAATCCTTGTATTTGTCCCAAACCTCTTCTGCGGTTTTCTCATTAAAGATACCTTTCTCAACGGGAGGAGCTGGAGGTTTATACTTAGCAAACTCACGTCTTGCTCTAGTAATGTAAGCGTTCTTATCCGCTTTATCGCTAAGGTTTGAACCATATCCAAACTTAAAGAGCCAAAGAGCACCAATGTATTTGCTCTTCTCTGGACTAGCAGTCACAGCGGCATCTTTCAAGGAATCGGCATCCAAGTCCTTGTATGCGTCCCAAACCTCTTCTGCGGTTTCCTTAACAAAGTTACCTTTCTCAACGGGAGCAGGTGCTACTTTTGCACTGTTTCTGAACCAAGACATTTATAATTCCGCGAATAGAAAAATGATGTTGAAACATAGATTTCAAATCTCAAATCCCAACCTAATGCGGTGCTCTCATCGTTAAGGTCGGGGTTAGAATGCATCCAACCAAGCATCACGTTCTGCGTGTGGAACCTTGTGTTCGTTAAAGAATTCATTTGCCTGCTTACGTTTGTCTGCTTCCGGAATATCCTGGGCAGCGATCGCAGCCATTTTCTGTTGTGTCAATTCGCCCAAGGACACTTGAGGCTCAAAAGACTCGTCAAATCCAACTAAGACATTACACAATCGACTAATATGACCTTCACAACACATTCCCACTGACTCTTCGCATTCTTCCCAGACACGGCGATACAACTCTTTTTTCCGTTCTTCATCCTTTTCATCAACAATTAAAGCTACAAGACCACGAAGAAGCTTTCTATACAAACTATCATCCTCCACTCTACAATCCTTAGTGTTAAACCACTTGTTGATATCGATTGCGACATTGATATAGTTGCCATATGGAATTCCGAGATGACCCAACCACACAAGAGTAAGTGTTCTCTCCGTCTGTTGAGTGTCAGGCACCTTTACGGCGAGAAGTTTCTCGGTAGCCTTGTTGGTTTGCTCAGTAACAACACGAGTATGGACGTTTTGTTGGTCACGAGCAAGTGCACCCAGCCCTACTAGACGAGGGGCAGGAGCAGCTGGAAGATTGACAGCATGGGGTTGGGGGCCTAGCTGTCCATTTCTTACCCACTCCCAGTAATGCGGAAACAACCAAGTGGGATCAAGTGGTTCTAACTCACGTGTTCTCGGATGGTGGAAATATTCAAACGCAGCCAGACGGCGATTGACAAGTGTTACGTCGACCATTGCTGCAAGAACAACCACGGCTCGACGCCATGGAACAGGAGGATCCTGAGCAAGAATCCCTTCTACCAATCCTCCAATAATCGCACGATTATTGAGTCGTTCTTCTCCTTGTTGAATGTAGTCTTGCCTTTGTGCTTCATGGAGAGGACATAACATCTGATCACCCTCTACTGCGGAAGGGCACCAAATCCAAGTTCGTGCTCGTCCAATCGTTTGGACAAGTCGAAAGCACCGTCCAGGGGTGTGATGAACATTATTCGCAGCGAGAACATCGTTGGTGTAAATACGTTTGTGTTGACCGCATAAGTGGAGATGTTCTGGATGATGATCTTCAGCTCCACGTGTAGCATTTCGAGTGCACGTCTCATGATCTTGCTTAAACGCTTGACAACGAGGCATTCTGTTAAGACTAGCTATCCCTACCATAAACAATTATAAATCCGTTTTTATCTCTAAAAAACGGATTTATACATTGGGTAAAAACTAACGTGTTGCTATGGACTCTTCTACTGACTGGCTTCTTCGCATCGGAGATGGTAAACATTTCCTGTCAAGTCGTTCAAAACATATTTGGGGAGTTAATTCCAATCATATTTCTTGGGTTCCCAACTTTCTTCGTGAAATAAAACCAGGCGATCGCATCTGGTTTATTAAAAGTGGATGTGGAGGAAAAGTAGTTGGAGTAGCTACTTTTGTTCGTCACTGTCCTCGCGAAATTGGACCTTTGATCGCTATTACATTTACGAATGAGGAACTCGGATGGACAGAATCTTCTGGTGAATGGGATACAGAAATTCATTACACTCAACTCTATGATGTATCTGAATGTGAGCTTTACACAAATATTAAAAGCCCATTGGTTGGGCGTAAATACAATCCACTCAAATGTACTATTAACCTTCCAGAAACCTATAGGAACATTGTTCAATTCTCAAAGGCATTGTTAGTCTAACTTTCTTCTATAGTTTCTTCTTACTTCTGTCTTTTTTGGCTCCCAAAAATGGATTTGTTCAGACACTACCTATAGATCTCTAGGTTACAATGGATATCAATCGCAAGGATTCGATTCCTGACGAGCATCGCGTAGATGTGACTCAGGCTGTAACCCCTTCCTCCGTTCCGGTCTCGCATCCAGCAGCTGCTGGTGCCAGTCCCGACCCCTTCGACTTCCCCCTTCCTTCCCACCACCCTCACTTTACTATGTCTCACAAGTATTCCTGTACATGTATGCCCTGTCAGTCAGGGAAAACCCGCAACATGCAAGAGCTCATGTTGAATTATAATGTCATGGCCAAGAACTTCTATCCGGACGATGAGAACTATATCAACATCGTTATCTGCTCCAAGAACCTCAACCTCGTCAAGCAGACAGAAGCTCGTATGAAGAAGGACCTTTTCTCTGCCCCTTCTCCAGACGATGATGAATCGGATACAAGCTCTGCGGATGCTAAGATTGAGGGCGATATCTTCTCTTGGATGAGTGGCACCAAACAGAACAATATCACTTCTAGTGATCTCTTTGGTCGTATTATCCTTGAAGACATTCGCATGATCGTCTGCTGTGCTCACAAGAAGCGTCTTGAGTATGTTGCCGAGCTTCTTGCTCTTCTTGATCGTTGTAAGGCATTCAAGCAACGTGTCAATATCTGGATGGATGAAGCAGATGACTATGTGAACCTCTGGTCCGATATTGACTTCTCGCGGTTCTTCAAGGTCAACCACATTCATCTTGTCACAGCAACACTCGACTCCATCGTGGACAAGTTCAAGCGTGTCAAGGTCCGTCCTATGCCGGTTACGTTTCCATCTTGTTACCACAAGACTCGTGACTCTCGTGTGGAGGAATCAGACATGGGAACGCGTGATCCAGTCGAGCACCTCAAGACAGTATACGCTCTTCACAAGGATACCCTCTCTGCTCCAGGTATGCGGCTCTTTGCGCCAGGTGATCTTACTGTCAAGTCTCATGATGCGATTGCCAAGTTCCTTCTCTCTGAGGGATTTGCTGTCTGCGTGCTCAATGGCAAGAAGAAGTGTATCCACCTCCCTGGTGTAGAAGAACCTCTTCATATCGCGGATTATGTTCTTGATGGTGAGATCATGGAAGTTGGTCTTGTGATCGCAAGGATGTATCATGAACAGAAGCTTTCTCGCTTCCCCTTTGCGATCACTGGTAAGATCTGCTTAGGTCGTGGTATCACCTTCAATTGCGAGCAGTTCATGACGTATCTCACAATGTCGGAAGATGGAACCCTCTCCACCCAACGTGAGCTTGTCTTTGATTTCCTCTTCGACGCTGCTATTGTTCCTCCTATGAACGATCGCGCAACTCTCTACCAATGTGCCTCTCGAGTGAACGGTAACATCCGTGGGTTTACCAACTATGCCCAACCAACTCTCTACATGACATCGGAGACGCATCAGACTATTCTTGATGCCGAGGCGATTGCTATGAACCTTCCTGTTCTTGTCCATACTCACAAGCTTGTGGATGTCGGAAAGGAAGAGATGAACTGGGCAATTCATGGTGATATTGAGCGCTACCGTGAGGAGAAAGAAGGCACACCTGTAGTGCGTGGAGAAGACTTTGAAGCTCAGCCACTTCTGGAATTTGACACGTTTGAAGAAGCTCGCACTGAGTGCCGTAAGCACAATTACACACCTCAGCTTCCAAGGAAAGACGCAGATGGGTTCTTCATGTGTTCCACCAGCAAGACAAAGAAACACTCCTTTGCAGAGGTAAAGAAGTTCTGTGAATCTGGGAAGAAGACGTCTGGTATGGAATGTAAGACTTTAGAAGTAGGTCAAACTCGTGCTCGTATGTATGCTTGTTACAAAGACGATGATCGGTTAGTGTTTGTTGTCCGCAAACTTGTTCGCCGTAGATAAACTTCACACACCCCCTTAATGTCCATCACT